GGTTTGATGTCGGGTGCAACGCTAAAAGGCATTCAGCGGTACGGTCAAGACCTTGCCTCGCAAGAGTACAGCAACGCCTATAACCGTTTCCGCGACACGCAAGGGCTGCAACGTAACGCCCTTGCTGGCGTTGTTGGGTACGGCCCGACTTCCGCAAACGCTATGGGCAACATGGGCCAAAATTACGCCACGGGCGCAGGTTCAATTATGAATCAACAGGGCGTCAACACCGGCAATGCTTTGCTGGCGGGGCAGCAAGCCCGAAGCTCTGCTTACGGTCAAGTTGGTAGCGCGTTGGGTAAATATTTAGGTGGGTTTAACACGCCCGGTTATGGCGGCGGCGCAATTAATCCCGCATCGGGCGAGTATTACGGCTCACTTGAGTTTTAGGAGCAATCATGGCACTTAACTTTAACCTCCTAGCCCAAGAAGGCCCGAAAAACCTTTACGAAGGGTTTGAGCAAGGCCGACAAGCTGTAGCGCAGAACGCCCTTGCGCAGCAAAAGCTGGCGCAAGAGGGTGAGATGATGTCCATGCGTCGGCAAGAATTTCAGGCAAATCTTGAGTCCTCGCAAGCGGAGCGCAGGCGCAAGGCGACGGTTGAAAAAACGGCCATGTTTCGTGACCGGATACTTAGAGCGCCTACGCCGCAGGCTGCGCGTGAGCTAGTTCGAATGCAGCATTCAGACCCTGACCTTGGGCCCGTGATGCAACAGCTTGGATCGCTTGACCAAGACTTGGCTGACATTCCAGACGATCCGACAGGCTTTGAAAGCTGGCGTCAGCGCGAGGCGATGGGCGCGGCTGAGTTCATCAAGAGCCAAGCGTCTGAGCGCGGGTTCCAAGACCTTTTGGCAAGAGTTAGAGGTGGGCAACCAAGCGCCGCCGCGCCTGCCGCACCCCTAGGTGAACTTGTTGCAGCGCCAATTACGCCACCCGCTGGGGTCATGCGCGAGATTGCGCCCGGTGGTGCTATGGGTGCAGAAATGCCTCTTGCGCCCGCCAACGCCCTTGCGCCAGCCCCCGCATCAACCAATGCAATGGCGGCACCTGCTGGCATGGGTCGGACACCCGCGCAAATACGCGCTGAGATTGACCAGTTGAGCATGTCAAGCGATCCCCGCGCTGTGCGGATGGTCCAGACGTTGACAAAAGAATACGAAGCTGCGTTGCGCGGGGGTCAAAACAGAACTACGCTGTCGGATCGGTTTGTGCCTGTGGGTAAGTTGGTGTTTGACCGCCAGGATGAAAAATTTATCTCCCCGCCACAAGCGCAATTGCAAGAACAACCTGCTACAGCAGCACCAGCAGCACGGGGCGCAGCGCCAAGCGCTTCAGCAGCGCCGGGCAAACCAATGACGCAGGTACAGGCGGCGGCAAGACGCGATAAGTTGGGCAAAGAGTTTAAAACTGCGCAGAGTGCATTGCAAACAACTCAAGACGTTCTTGACTCAATTAATTTTGTTAAAGCTGAACCTGGGCTGTCTAGGGCTACAGGTTTTATTGGAACGCTTTTGCCTTCAATACCTGAGGGCCAAGCTGCGTCTGCTGAGACACGACTGAAAAACCTTGAGGGTAAGATTACGGCTCTTGGTAAAGCTCAAGCGGCTTCAACCGGCGCAATTGGTTCTATCGCCAACCAAGAATGGAAAATTCTTGCGGATCAAATTGCTGCAATTGATCGGACTAAGGGCACTGGCCCGCTGTTGGCTCAACTGGAGTTGGTGGAAGCGCAAGCGCAAGGCGCGTTAGAGCGCATTCGAGATGGCTACCAGCGTCAGTTTGGTGAGGACTTTGAGCAGTTTCCTCAATTTGCTGACTTACCTGCCCCAAAAACATCATTTAAGCCACGGACGCCTGCTGGTGGTAAACCTGCTGCTGCTAGTGGTGGTCTTAGTCCAGCCGAACAAGCCGAACTGGACCAACTTCGTAAACAATTTAGGAAGTAAGCCATGACGCCTCGTGAAGAACTGGCAGCGTTGCGCCGCATGGCTGAACTAGAGGCAAAAGCTGCCGGCCAGCAAACGGCGCCGACCCAAGCGCAACCAATTGAAATCCCAACCCGTCGAAAAGTTGCCGAGTTTCTTACCCCAACAGTTGAAGCGTTGGGTACAGCAGGCGGTGCTGTTTTGGGCACTGCGGCTGGCCCGCTGGGTACACTGGCTGGCGCTGGTGCTGGATTTGCGGGTGCCAAGGAATTGATGCGACTGGCTGCTGGTGACGCTGGCGCTGAGACACTGCCGCAGTCGGCAGCACGACAAGCCAAAAACGTGCTTGAAGGCGCCACAATGGAAGCCTTTGGTCGGGGTGTTGTCGCGCCTGCAATCGGCAAAGGTGCTGAGTATGTCAGCAAGCTGAGAAACGTCAAACTAGACCAGTACCTCAAAGCAATTGGTGACAAGGGTGACGAAATCGTCAACGCTCTGCGCGGGAAGACTCAAATTGTTCCCGGCACAGCGCCGACAGCCGGTGAAGTTGCGGCTCCTGTTGGTAGCGTTGGCCTTTCGGTGTTGCAGGCTCGTGCCCGCCAAGTACCCGGTGCAGCCGACACATACGCATCAATGGAAGCGCAAAATATTGCGGCGCGTAGAGGGCAAGAGTCCCGCGCAGTTGCTAAATTTGATGCTGCAAAGCAACGCATCCAAGGCAAAATTGATCGCGGCCTTGTCAACATCACTCCCGGTGAGGCAGGCGGCGCATTGATTGACGCAGCCCGCGCCGAACAACAAGCCGTTAAGTCGAATGTAGTCCAACCTGCTTACAAGGCAGCGTTTGACGCAGCGGGTGACTCCAAGATCGATGTGTCCAAAGTTGTGAGCGAGGCTGAACGCATCCTTGGTCGCAAACTGTCTGAATTTGCAACCGAAACAGCGCCCGACACCGTGCGTAAGTTGCGCAGCTTTGCACCCAAGGTGCCCGAAGCGGAAGCAGTGCAGATCGGTAAAGCCGGGTTTAAAACTGCAAAACCACCAACACCTCCTCGGGCAAATCCTGAAGCCACCTTGTTGCAACTCGATGATGTGCGCAAAGCAATCAACGCGGACATTGCAGCAGCCAGCACCAGCAACGCACCAATGGCTGCGACAACGCTGAAAAACCTGCGTGACTTGCACCGTGCGATTGACGATGCTGTCAAAGCAAGCGACACCCTGTCCGATGACGCCAAGGGCTTGTATCAAAACGCCCTTGACACATATCGCACACAATACGCTCCCCGGTTTAAGGAAGGCATCAACGCCAACTTGTTCAAACAAACAAGTTTGAAAGAAACAAAAATTAAGCCCGAGGATGTGGTCAGCAAATATTTCCAACCAAAGGGTGAAAGCGAAGCCAAGGACTTTTTGCGACTGTTTGGAAAAAATGCCGATGCTATGAAGATCGCAAGAACTGGCATTGAAGATTTGTACCGTCGAGAGGTGACAGATGCAGCGGGTCGAGTGACGACAGATTCACACGCGTCGTTTATGAAGAAATACGCAGAACCGTTGAAAATTTTTGACGACGCTGGCATGAACATTACGCAGCGCGTAGGTGTCGTTGCAAAAGACGCAGCACGACTTGCCAAAATTGACGAACTTGCAAAAGCAAGCGGCAACAAACTTGGGCCTCCATTGCCTGCTGGCACTAATTCTTTGGCAGTTGAAAAACGCATTGGTGAATTGACCAAGGGTTTTACCCCTGACCAACTAAGTCATGTCAACGCAGTCCGTAACGATTTGATCCGCGAAGGTGACTATCAACGATTGGTCAAGTCGGGTGCTGATGCTGGCGCTGACCTCAAAAGTTTGGCAAGCAAAGCTGGCAGAGAAATGGGTCTACCGTTGCCAAACTTCATCTCTGTACCCATCACCATTTTTAACAACTTGGTCAAACGACTAGCGTTGAGAATGGATGACAAGATTGCGTTGGAGATCGCACGAGAGTTGACAAACCCTGCTATTGCCGCCGAGCAAATTGAAGCCGCGCTAAAATTGCAAGCATCCCGCGCTGCCGCGACACCGGGCACTGGTACGGCTTTGTCATTAGGCGCAACTCGGGCATTGGGTGCAGAGATGTCAAGACGCGCCGAGCCTGCCCCTCGTTCCAACAACCTCGCACCTTGATCATGGACTACCAGACCCTTTTCAACATCGCCGTTGCCGTCGCTGGGTTCTTGGGCGGCTGGACGCTCAACCGCATCTACCAAGCCATTGACCGCCTCGACAACGATGTGCGCCGGATGCCGCACAACTATGTCAACCGCGATGACTACCGCAATGACGTAAACGAGATCAAGAACATGCTTAGCAAAATCTTCGACAAGCTCGATGGGAAGGCGGACAAATGAACTTCCTGACCGCCTTTGAGAAGCTGCTCAAGCACGAAGGCGGCTTCAGCGATCACAGCGCCGACCCAGGCGGCAAGACCCGCTACGGCATCACCGAGGCCGTGGCCCGCGATGTGGGCTACCGTGGCGACATGCGCGAGTTGCCGCTCGATCTGGCGCAGCGTATATACAAGGACAGGTACTGGGACGCCATGCAGGCAGAGGCGCTGCCCGCAGACGTTCGCTACATCGTTTTTGACGGTGCGGTGAACTCAGGCATCACCCAGTCGGCAAAGTGGCTCCAACGGGCTTGTGGCGTCAAGGACGACGGTGTAATTGGCCCCGTCACCATCCGCGCTGCCAACTCGTTGGCATCAGACGGTCTGAAGCGCAGAATCCTCGGCCAGCGACTGCGCTTCATGGCAACACTTCCCAACTGGCCTGCCTTTGGTCGAGGGTGGTCCAATCGTATCGCTGACTTACTGGAGACATGACATGAACGCAACTCTCATCCAAGCCGTGGTTCGCCACATCCTCACCGCCTTGGCTGGCGGCTTTGCTGTCAAGTACAACGTCGATGGCGGCACCATTGACGCTATCGTCAGCGGCGCTGCCGCGTTGGCCGGTATGGGCTGGTCAATCTACGACAAAAAGAAAAACGCTTCCCAGTAAGCAGCCCAGCAAGACGCACAGCACGACTCGTGCAGCGGTCTTGAGCCAGTCCCGCCACTTGCCCGGTGGCAGTGGGTCAGCGGCCCGCATAACCGGCCTGTACTTTGCCACTCTTGCGGGGCACTGGCAACCCTGCTCGCAATTGTCATTGCAGCAGTTCATGACTCCTCCCTTGTAGGACGCGGGCAGTTCTCTGGCGGCACGACCACGCACCAGACGGCAGTGTACTGCCCCCTGTTTGGCCCTGACCACCTATCAATATAGGCGTCAGGCATGGTCTGCAAGATCCGGCTGAGGGGATCTTTGTCAATTTGCGTCAAGTCCACAATTTGCCTGACCGTTAGGCCGTCCTCGCTGTCACGCAGCACCTTTCTGACGAGGTCGTGTTTAGACTTCATGCTTGCCCCTTGCTCTGATGGCGGAAGCAACTTCCATAGGTGTGGCATTGGGTTTGATGCAACTCAAACACGCCTCACGCTCGGATTCACGCACCTGCCACCTCAATTCTTCAAGCAGTTGCTCTGTCGTGTCGCCGTGGCCCGTGGCGTAGCCTTTCGCTATCATCCATGCGGCCAACTTATTGCGTTCAGCAGCTTGAGCAAGGGAGACAAGGCGTTCAATAACGCTTGTGTCGCTGCCATCAAGAATAATGGCTCCAGCTTCCCGCGCCATGCGGATGATGTCACTGCTCATCGTCATCCTCCATGTGTTCTGAAATTAGTTGCTGCTTCACGATCTCCAAGCAACCCAGCACCGTTGGCAGCACCATGGTCTCTTCGTACTTGTAAATCGTAGCCAGCAGTTCGTCCACCAGCCCTTGGGCCAAGTCGCCTGCGTAGTTCATGTGTTCAGCTCCTTAAGTTCAGCCTCGAACGATCTTGCCAACGCCAAGACGTCCAGCCAGTCATCCCCGTGGTCCTTGCCCTTCAACCAAATTTCTTTGACCCTTTCATCCGTCAGCCCAACCCATGTGCGCTGTGCGTCTTCATAGCGAACCCATTCCCCATGCTCTGAGGGCTCCATTGAACCGTCCATATCCATTTCAAATCGTGTAATTTCTGTCATGTTTTTTCTCAGTTGATAAAGGGCATCTGGCCTACTTGCAAGCCAGCGAGACAGCTTGCGCTCATCGTCTTGCAGCAAGCCGGGAGGCCAGCCGGTTGTCATTCGTCTCCCTCCATGTGTTCTTCTCCTTAATGCCGTGGGCGGCTTCAATGGGCGCTGCTGGCATCGGCATCCAGTGGGTAGGCTGGCGGTCTATTCGGCTTTCACCGTAATTGCCCGGGGCTGTGTTTGCCCACCACCAACCAAACTCGTCAACATCCTCTTCCGGTATGTAGCGGGCCTCACCAACGTTCTGCCCATTCCATACCAAAACATCCGTATAGCCCTTTGGCGCGGTTTCTATCGTCTGCCAGTCTGGTTTTGACGCCACTGGCTCCTGCTGTGCTGGCTGTGCTGCGGGTGGAATGGCATAGATCAGCGAGTCCTCCGGTGGAACTGGGACTTCGGGCAGCAATTCCACCGATATTGACCGCAAGTGTGGAACGGACGCAATCACCTTGCCAACCGGCTGCACAGGTGCTGCGGGTGCTGTGGGTGGGGCGGTGTATGCCTTGAGCCGCGCAACCACATCATTGCTTGTGTGGCCGTCAAACTCAAACAAAGCGCATTCAGTTTCTGGCACGGCAAACAAATCCCAGTCTCTTGCTTTGTAATGATTGCTGATCTGACCTTCAGGCAAAACAGCCACAACAATGAACCAACCGCCGCCAAAACACAGTTCGCCATCATGGTGACGCCATGACTTGTGGACAGAACATTTACCGCCCGCCGCCCATTCGTTAAACAGCACGGCGTTGTATGCCTTGCGGAACTCGTACAGTTCATTGAATGTGTGGTACCCGTCTGATGTGTTGCCATCAATCTTCACAGGCTCCTGCTTTGGCTGCACATGTGCTGCGGGTGGGGTGCTATTGGCCGCCAGCCACTCACCCATCATTTTTCGGATGTCACCCCAGCCATTGGCATGGCGCTCAATGAGCATGTAGGCATCTATGCCACTCATCCCCGCCCAGTCCTGGCTGTTGTCGGGAACGGTGGGCTCCTGCACAGGTGCTGCGGGTGGGTTCACAAGTATTTTCCCGTCATCCGTCTTCCCGGCCCAGCGCTGCGCTGCGGGTGGGGTGGCTTGAAGCCCACGCACGGCCCGAAGTGCATCAGCTTTCGCAATACTGTCCGGGTAGCCCTTGAGCACCGATTCGATCAGGGCCAATTCATCGCTCCATGTTGCGGTGTTATCTGTTGCAGGTGCTGGCTGTGCTGCTGTGGGCGGGGCGGTGTGAACGGCAATTGCGCTGCCCACCCAACCAGACGGACATTCCGTGCCTAGATTAAAAATCGCTTTTGCCGCTTCGTAACCCATCTGCCACGCCCTTTGTGTGGCGCTGATCGCCTCGGGCGAAAACGGCTCCTGCACAGGTGCTGGCTGTGCTGTGGCATAAAACTCGTCAATGTTTGCCAGTGCATCAGACAGATTAAGCCCTCCTTCCCATGCGCTTTCTTCCATCATTGTTTTCAGGTGCTGTATTGAACCTTTGGGCACAGGTGATGGCTGTGCTGCAAGGGCTTGGTTGATGGCAGCGATGGCTTCCAGCTCGCGCTTGTTGCTTGTAAGACCAAGCATGCTCTGATGCTTTTTCAACGCCTCCAGTGCCAGCTTTAATGCAGTATCTTTATTCATTGTTCTTCTCCTTAATGCCGTGGGCGGCTTCAATCGCTCGGGCAAATTGCAACCAATCTGATTTTTCAAGCGGATAACTCGGGCACGGTTGACCCACTCGGGTTTCCCAAAGATGTTCAATCTGCTCATCCGTCAGCTCTACCCACTGGCGCCGTGCTGCGGGTGGGGTGTGGTTGCCCGCCAAACATCCGTGACAACTTCCACAAAGTTTTCCAAACTTACCGACTGACGCTGCGCATTGACGCTCATCTTGCACAGGCTCCTGCACAGGTGCTGCCAGAGCTTTTGCCGCCTCATCAAGTAGGGCTGCAATATCATTTGCGCCGTCGTTGCGGCATAAATCAGCTTCGTTTACGAGCCGTTCAATCAACTTCAATGCGTCGTCTTTCATGGCTTTTCTCCTGTGATGCCGTGGGCGGCTTCGATAGAGCGGACGAAGCGGCGCCTCCATTCCGTGCCGTTCATTCCAGATGGGATGTGCTGCACCCACAATTTGTCAATCTGCTCATCCGTCAGCGGCTTGCGCTGTGCTGCTGCGGGTGGGGTGGTGGGATACCCATGATAAAAACCAGAACGGAACATCAGGCGGTTTAAGTCTTTGTCATGCTCAGGTCTTGCTGCAAAGTAGGCATCCTCGGACGCATTTTCACGCGCCTCACGGATTGACATATATGCTTCACGACCCACCAGCTCCTGCTCTGGCTGCGCGGCCAGTTCCTCAATCAGCCTGTCCTGCGCGTCCCCTATTGGGTCTGGGGTGCAAGTGTGTATGTCACCTTCCCCGCCCAGCTTTTTGCCGCAGCGGTCACATAGCGCCAGCCTCTCGCGCAGGGCGGTGATGATGGGCGGTGTGACCCCAGCAGCGTCAATCTGATCTATGCTGCGGCATTCCCAATGTGCATCTATATCAATCACACAACAAATTAACGCATCCAGCGCCTGCTGCATCAAGTCGCGGTCAGTCATTTGCTTTCTCCTGTTGCGTTGTGCAGATAGGCCGTCAGGCGCTTGATCTGTGCTTCCCGGTACTTGCACATGGACTCAGCGTATTCACGCGCTGTCTGGGCCTCTAGCA